CCTAACACTGCATTCTCCGGTGACGGTACCGCACACGGTTCTGGTGGTCCTTCCGGTCTTAACGTTGCAAAAGACTCTGCTCTTGACGATAGCATTGGCGACGACCGTGACTCTTCTGAGTACGGTAAAGGCATGACCACAGCAGCTGGTGAAGCTCTGGGTGACTCTGCTGGTAACCCATTTGCTGAGATGGCATTCTCCATCGAAAAGCAGACAGTTACTGCTAAGACACGTGCTCTGAAAGCTGAGTACACCATGGAATTGGCACAAGATCTTAAAGCCATCCACGGTCTCGACGCTGAAACTGAACTTGCTAACATTCTTTCGGCTGAGATCCTTGCAGAGATCAACCGTGAAGTTGTTCGTGCAGTAAACGCACAAGCTAAGCTCGGTGCATCCACTTCGCAAACCACCACAAACGGTATCTTTGACGTAGACGCTGATGCTGATGGTCGTTGGTCTGTAGAGAAGTTCAAAGGACTGATTTTCCAGATCGAGCGTGAAGCAAACACAATTGCTAAAGAAACTCGTCGTGGTAAGGGTAACTTCGTTATCTGTTCCTCCGATGTAGCTTCTGCTCTTGCTGCTTCCGGTATGCTGGACTACACTCCTGCTATGTCCACTAACCTGAATGTTGATGACACAGGCAACACTTTTGCTGGTGTACTTAACGGTAAGATGAAGGTATACGTTGATCCGTATGCATCTGCTGATTACATCAACGTTGGTTACAAGGGTACTTCCGCATACGATGCTGGTGTATTCTACTGTCCATACGTACCATTGACCATGGTTCGTGCAGTTGGTGAGAACGACTTCCAGCCAAGAATCGGCTTTAAGACTCGTTACGGCATGACAGCTAACCCATTCGTTACGGGTGCAATTGCTGCTCAGACTGGTCTCCCAGCTCCTGGTAACAACCAGTACTACAGAATCTTCCGTGTAGACAACATCCTTGTTTCTACGTAAGATTACTACATAACAATAATAATAGTATAAATACTGGGTGGATCGAAAGGTCCACCCTTTCTTTTTTGTGGAGTAGCTAATGGCTTTAACTGAAAACAAAAACTTTTTACAACCTACTGGGTTTAAAGTAGTCGTTAGCCGTTTAGAATATCCAAACCTGGAATTCTTTGCGCAGACAGTAAGTCATCCTGATGTATCAATCACAGGACCTACTACTCCATATTCACGCATTGGTAATGTTAACCTTCCTGGAGATGCATTAGATTACGGTGAACTCAATATCCAGTTTATTCTTGATGAAGATATTCAAGCATATACAGAACTTTATAACTGGATGCTTGAGATGGTCAATGAAAAGTATGAACCACAGCAAACAAGATCCCAAACTTTGAGTGCAAAAGATCCTACTCAGAATGATATTATTATTTCAGTTCTTACTAGCAACAATACACCATCAAAAAGAATTATTTACAGTGGGTGCAACCCTACGTCGGTCACAGGGCTCGAATTAAACTCAGTAGCGTCTACTGTGGAGTACCTAACGTTTAATGCATCATTCTCATTTACAGGGTTTCAATTTACCTAATAGTGTGATATAATATATCCAGTTTAAACCAGACTTGGAATTTAATATGAAATTAGATCTTGAAGGCATCTTAGAGATGTGGAAGAAAGACTGTGTTATTGAGGAAATGAACCTCGATGAAGAATCGCGTAAAACTCCATCCTTACATGCTAAATACTTAGAGATTCATTCTCTCACAAAACTTCGTATGAAGAAAGCTGAGTTAGATCAAAAGATCTTACTTAAAGATAAATGGCTATACTATAACGGCAAAATGGATCAGGAAACTATTCAGGAAAAAGGCTGGAGCTTTGATCCGTTTAATGGTTTAAAGGTTTTAAAAGGTGATATGGATCACTATTATGATGCTGATATTGATATCCAGAAATCAGAAGAAAAGCTAGCGTACTATAAGACGATTATAAGTACCCTAGATGAAATAATTAATAACTTGCGATGGCGTCATTCTACAATCAAAAATATGATTGAGTGGAGACGTTTTGAATCCGGAGGATAATATGGCTTTATTTGTAGACGAACAGTTTATTTCACATGCTGGCCTAAAGCTAGGTTGGAAAATTGAAATGGACGCACTTTATGTAAGTGACTGGCGGTGTCTTACTAAAATTATTCTAGAATATGAAACACGGCCATTCCGTAAAGCAGTAGGAATTCCACGTGGCGGTGCACGATTAGGCGAAATGCTAAATGAGTCTGCTACAGGAAATCCGGATGATCCAGTGCTTATTGTAGATGATGTGTATACTACTGGGACAAGCTTCAAAAAATTTATTGCAGAAAACTATCCTGACGAAAATGTAATCTGTTGGGCAGTATTTGCCCGTGATGTAGTCACTGGCCCAATTAACATTTTATTCCAAATGCCATCTACTATGCGGCCTAAGCTTAAGTAATGGAGCTGAAGTCAAATACCTTACATGTACGTAAGAAGAACCATTCTCAGCTGCTAGTCATCTCGGAACCTCATATTGCAAATGAATTAAATGACTTCTTTTCATTTGAGGTTCCAGGTGCCAAGTTCATGCCTGCTTATAAGGCAAAACGCTGGGATGGTAAGGTAAGATTATATGATATTAATAAACAAGAGCTTCCGTGTGGGTTATACGAATACCTAGACGAATTTACTAAGCCACGTAATTATACTATTGATCTAGACCATGACACTACGTACGGCCGCCCAGATAGCAGTGTGGCGGTTGATGCTAAAGATCTAGCAAAGTACATTGACTCTTTAAATCTACCATTTGAACCTAGAGAATATCAGTTTAATGCCATAGCTCAGGCTATTCATTCTAAACGACTTATTCTACTATCTCCTACAGGATCAGGAAAGTCTTTAATCATCTATATTCTAATGAGATGGTTCTTAGATAATTATAATAAGCGTGCTATTATTGTGGTACCTACAACTTCCTTGGTACAACAAATGTATACTGATTTTGAAGAGTACGCTAAGAATGACGACTTTGACGTATCAAAGTTTTGTCATAGAATTTACTCTGGCATGCCCAAGCACAATGTACCTGAACGTATATTCATTTCTACATGGCAATCAATTTATAAGCTACCAGGCACATGGTACGAACAGTTTGGTGCAGTGTTTGGCGATGAGGTGCATAACTTTAAAGCCAAATCACTTTCTGGTATTATGAATAAATCACGTGAAGCTGAGTTTAGATTTGGCACCACTGGCACACTAGATGGAACACAGACACATAAGCTTGTACTAGAAGGTTTGTTTGGTCGTGTATATAATGTAACTACCACTAAAAAATTGATGGATGCAGATACACTAGCTCAGTTAAAGATTAAAGTGCTCCTTCTTAAGTATGCTCCTGAAGTATGTAACGACATTATAAATAGTAAAGATTACCACTACGAAATTGACCATATCGTCAGTAATGTAAAACGAAATAAGCTAATTCAAAATCTAGCTTTAGATCAAGAAGGTAATACCTTGGTTTTATTTCAGTTTGTAGAAAAACATGGCAAGATTCTTTATGATATGATTAAAGATAAAGCTCATGAACGCCGCAAAGTTTTCTTTGTATCAGGTGAAGTTGATGCTGAAATCAGAGAAGAAATTCGTGGTATTGTGGAGAAACAAAAGAATGCTATTATCGTGGCTTCATTGGGTACATTCTCTACAGGTGTAAACATTAAGAATCTACATAATATTATTTTCGCATCACCATCCAAGTCTCAGGTAAAAGTATTACAGTCCATTGGACGCGGCCTACGGAAGTCTGAAGATGGTCGTGCAACTACTCTCTATGATATTGCAGATGATATGCATGTTCGACAAAAAAAGAACTATACTCTTCTCCATGCCATTGAACGTATGAAGATATATAAAAGAGAAAAGTTTGATTATGATGTATTCGAGGTAACACTATGACAGATGAAGTACAAGTAGAATACGACGATGATACAGTTAAAGTTTTTAAGCTTGTAACTGGCGAAGAAATTGTAGCTCGTATATCCAAATCAACTGAACACTTTTTTGTAATTGAGATTCCATTAGAACTTAGGTATAATTATACTGAAAAAAGATTGTTCTTATCTAGATGGATTATGGGGTCTGACTATAGTAAAGTAATGACTTTAGCTGGTACTTCAGTTGTATCTATAGCAGGACCTGAAGATTTAGTCTTAGAGAACTATTATAATTACAGGGAAGAGCTAGTTAAAAGCTTGACTGAACCTAAAGAATCAGATGAACCTGAAGTAGAACAAATTGAAATGCCAGATGAATTATTAGAAAAACCTACATTACATTGATTGGTATATACCTCTCCCCCCGCAACAGTACTGTTATTATATACTAATTTTTACCATTTGTACATAAAAAAAATTATGTGTACATTTCAGTTTTTACAGTGTATAATACCTTATATTAATAACCCTAAAGGTATCCTCAGAATGGCCCGAGTTAAAAAAGAAAAAGACAATTACATTAATAACAAGGACTTTTCTCAGGCAGTCTGTGATTATGTTGAAGCGTATCAAGATGCTGAGGGAATTAAACCTATTGTTCCAGATTACGTGGCATTGGGTTTTCAACAAATAGCACACGGCCTTTCGCGAAAACCCAATTTTATTGGCTATTCATACCGTGATGAAATGGTTATGGATGCAATTGAGAATTGCCTGCGTGCCATTCGTAACTATAACATCGAAGCTGCCACTCGAACAGGTAAGCCAAATGCTTTTGCATATTTTACTCAGATTTGTTACTATGCTTTTCTTAGACGTATTGCCAAGGAAAAGAAACAAAAAGAAATCAAAGATGAGCTTATTAATAATGGGTACGCATCTGATCTATTTGAAATAAATAGCAATCAGGATGAATATTCTAGACAGATTACAATGACATACATTGAAGAAGTTAAGAATAAGATGCGCGATCAATTAGAAACGACTGATGATGAATATATAAAGCCAGATACGCCCTTGCCTAAACGTAGAATTCGTAAGACTAACGATTCAGATTTAACGGAGTTTGTATGAAACGGTATTCTCTTAGAGAATTTAAAAAGATAGTTAACGCAGCAGATATTATTTATGGCGAGGTTTCTCTTAATGCAGCGACTAAAATCCCGGCTCGTGTTAAGAAGAAATCTGTTATAGAATATCTGGACTCTATTAAAAATGAAACACTACATATGTCTTCTATTGGTTACTATGGTGATTTGAGAGAAGATAAAAAAGGACGAAAGATTTTAAAGGTGCTATAATGTATAAATAATAGTGTAGGTCACG